GGCAGCAGGCCTGGGCACTGCGCTCACTGATTCATTAGTCAGTAGAATCCGCGGGGACGGCATCTTCGGGGGTGCGCCCGCGAATATGGAATGCAAAGGCGAGAATTTCTGCAATTACCCGGTTGTAGCGCGCCGCAAAGTTTGCGACATCGTGCCACTAGGTCTGTGACAAAGGAATAGGCGGTGTTTAACCGCCGTTTCCGCCCTCCGTAAACATCCCTTCACTAGGCGCCATCTGTGCGCCCTTATCGGCGCCCAGGAGCATCGGCGACAGCAGCAGGTCCCTGGGTGTAATCCTCCAGGATCTGTCCGCCCTCAGAAGCGGGTGGCCTGCCTCTTGGAATGCCCAGGCGATCAGCTCGGAACAGAACCAGGAGTCCAGTTCCTGCCAGTTACGCCGGAAGCCCCAGCCGAAGATGCCGGGCCAGTCGTAGGGTCGCCCGATCTGGCTGCGAGCGGCTGCGATGACATCCACCGGCGCAGAGACCTGGAACCGGGCGCAGGCGCTGGTCGGCTCAGGGTCTCTAATCGCCACACCATGGCAAGTCGTAGCGCCCAGAAGCCGGCCATCATCCTGGACCAGATCCACGTGGCTATACGGCGACCAGGTTGCCCAACGGATCACCCGGCTGCCGATGCCCTTGGTCGTGGAGAACTGCAGCGTGATCATGCCGGAACCAGGGCGTTCAGCTGGTCCACGTATCCCTGGGCGACAGCCTCGGCGTCCGCATCAGTGGCGGCATCGACTGCAGCCTTTCCCTGCAGGCGGATGCCACGAACCTGGGACAAGACACCACGCCAGGACTGCCCGGTCTGGATAATGTCCTGGGCTGCAGCGCTAGCACTTATGCCGGCCGCATCCGCCCAAACCTGCACCTCGGGCGGCACAGCATCAGACGGTTCGCCAGCATCCTGCCACTGCTGCGCGGCGTGCTCCGCCTCGCGGTACTCCTGTTCCACTAGGTCGCCAGGACTCACAAAACGCGCACGCGCTCGGCCAGCTGCGCGGTCAATATCTGCCTTCAGCAGTTCCCGGCTGCGCGGCTCTGGTGGAGCCGGAGGGCTGAATACTTCGCCATCCCAATTCCACCCTTCGCTCACATCAGAACTGCAGGGTTCCCAATGCAACGCAGGATGATAGCGTCCCACTGGGTCCATGTCCGTGATTTCGGCCACGGTGCCATTTTGGATAAGTGCCCACATAACTATCACCACTCAATGAATACTGCACCGGCCGCGCCATTGCCGCCGCCGCCTCGTGTTGTGCCACCACCGCCACCGCCACCTGACAGTGTCGCATTCGGGCCGCCCACCCCATCAGATCCTGATCCCGAAGCTACAGCGCCAGGCCCGCCACCTTCGCCTGGGTTGCCATCCGTAGAGCTTCCATCTCTCACGTATGTGCCGCACCCGCCAGGCCCGAGACCTGTGTTTATGTCACCCCCTTGACCGGTGCCGCTTCTACCCCCCAACCAATTATTTGCGCCACCACCGCCAGTAGCAGAGCAGAACGCCCCGAAAGACGAAGTCCCACCACCACTGCCGTTTGTATTTGACGTGCTGGCCGGCGCACCTGCACCGCCGGAGCCAACGGTAATTTCAACAGACCCAACCCCAGTCAAATCGACCAGCTTCTGAGAAAAACCACCGCCACCACCGCCACCGCCGCCAGTGGAGCTGTGGTTGCCACCGCCACCACCCCCACCAATTACAGTCACCCATGCACGAGTGACGCCGGGCGGCACAGTCCAGGTGTAAGACCCAGCAGAGTCGTAAACCTGAACCCCGCGCAAGGGCATATCGCGCGGGGTAACGCCAGCCGGCTCTTTCCAATCCGTGCTGCCCGCGCTCGCCAATACGCGACGCTGACCGGTACCGATCGCCAGGGACGAGCCGCCCTCGATAGTGTCCGGTGCTGTTCCGTCGGGGCTGACAGTGACAACATTGGCGCTGCTGTCCATACGCAAAACCGTGTAGCGCAGCCCGCCATTGCTCCCTGCCTCTGGCAGATTCAGGGTTACCGCGCCAGCGCTCGCATCCACCAGCACCAGCCCGGCCTCGGCCACGGTCAGTGCCTTCGGTGAGTCCGCACTGGTAACGGTCGTCACACCACGCCCAGCCAGCCGCTGGATCGACGCCAGCACCTGGTTCTCGGTATTGATGTCCGGCACCACGCCACCGGCTGAAAGGACCGCCAGCAGCTCCCGCTGCAGCATGTTGAAGTACTGGGCCAGCATCGGCGTCGCCTGCTGGCCGGTGGCGGGATCGCCTGGGCGCCATTCGCCCTCGGCGGTCGCCCGCTCGGTATATGCTCCTACTTTCTCCACGGTGTCACTCCTCTTTGTAACCCACTTGCAGAATCAGCCAGCTGGCCGCCGCCTCGCGCAGGGCGCACTCGATCAGCTCATCGCCCCACGTCCGCAGGGGGTCGCCGATCTGCGCCTCGTCCACCACTGACTCGCGCACCACCCCGTTGGGCAGCAGCACGCGCCAGGTGGAATCCCAGTCGCTGCCGTTGATGTCGTCACCAATCACCGCGCCGGTGTGGCCGGTGGGGGTGTTCACCTCCACAGTGGCCTCGCGCAGCTCGATGATCTCGATGTTGTCGTACCCCAGGCCGGCGGCCAGCTCCACGTAGTCGGCGGCCCGCATGCCGCCCTGGGCAACTACCCGGCCTACAAGGGCCGCGCGGCGGTCGGACATGGACTGATCAGCCGGGGCACAATCTCCGGGCAGCCCATAGCTGGCTTCCCACTCCTCGAACAGGTACAGCGCCCGGCGCGGGTCCGCCTCCACCAGCAGATCCGCCACACGGGCATCCACCCGGGCGAACTCCTGGGCCGAACCGTCCAGCAGCCGCTGCACGTTGCTCTCCGGCTCCACTGGCCACACCATCCCTGGCGGCAGCAGGCTGAACAGTAGCCCCCGGTAGTCCTGGGCGGTCAGGCTCACACCCATGTCACGCCTCCCCAGATCGGCAGCTCACCCGTGGCGTAGTTGATGTTCGCCGTGGGCCACTGCAGGTCGTAGTCCTCGATGCCGGCCGCCAAACTGATCGCATGCCGCACGCGGGTGATCAGCAGCGTGCCGCCGGGCTCGCCCTCGCGCTCCACCAGGTCCTGCAGGCCGGCCGCTGCCGCTGCCCGCACCTCGGCCGTGTCCGGCACCACCGACAGCTGCGGCGCGAAGTCCACCGGGGTCGGCGCGATCACGTACAGGTGCGCGGTCACGTTCTTGCGCTCGGTGATGTAGTCGAAGACCGCATCCAGAAGCTGCTGGGACGGCAGCGGCCCGTCGGCGGCAGCGTCCGCCACGATGCGGATCACGACAGAGCCCGCGCCCATGCCCAGGGGGTCCTCCCAGGCCCGGGTCACGCCCGGCACCTCCAGCGCCCAGCTTTCCCAGTCGCCCGCAGCCCCACCACGCGGCACCCGCGCCCGGCGCTGCAGGATGCGATCGCGCCAGCTGCTGTATGCCTCAATATCCGCACCGCCTTGCAGACCCTCGGCACCCACCACGGCCGTGCTGTCCACGCCCGGGATCGGCGACACCAGGCTAAGCTCGGCGCCGGCGGACTGATCACCGGCCGCGCCGGCCTCCAGCGCCTCCACGGTGGCCACGGCTGTGCCCCCGGCGATGGCCACCTCGTCGGTGGTCTCGTACTCCTGGCCATCCAGCTGCAGGCGGTTGCCCGCGACGATCACCGCACCATCGGTGCCAGTGAAGGTCACGTCGCCGGTGGCCTTGGACGCCTGGCGCCGGGGCACCCCGGCACCGTGCAGGTGCAGCAGGTCGTCGTCGCAGGTTTCCGGGAACATCTGCCGTTCCAGCCACTGCAGGTACCCATAAAGGCCGTGCGTTACCCCGGCCTGGCTGGTCGCCAGGGCCTGGGTCAGGCGGGTGGCCAGCGCCGCCTGCGCACCGGGCAGCCGGGACAGCAGGTCCTGGTCGACCCGCGCCATCAGCTCCGGTAGTGAAGGCCGTTTAAACCCCATCTAACCCTCCGTTATGCGGCGTTCCGCCACACGTAGTCGTATTGCCGTTCCAGCACCGCGCGATCGCCGCGCCGGATCACCACCCGCAGGCCCAGGGTGTCGCGGCGCATGTGCCACGCCTCCACCTCCACGGCCTCGGCCACTTCGTCCTCGATCAGCCAGGCCAGCGCCTCCTCGGCGTACTCCTGGGCACGGCGCAGCACCTCGGCCTGCTCCTTTTCCCGGTGCAGCAGCCACAGGCGGGACCCGTGCAGGCGATCGCGGAAGGCGTCCGCCCAGTAGCCCCGACGGTCGCCCGTGCCGTCCGGTAGCCGGTCCTCCTCCAGGGCGCGGCGGTCGGTGAACAGGGACAGGATCACCGCTGTCTCCAGGCCCTCGTCGGTCGCCAGGTCTCCGCCTTCGATTGCCAGGTCGAAGCGCTTGGCGCCGGCGTCATATTTCAATGCGATGTCCATCAGCCCATCTCCTGGTTAGGCGTGCTCGTCGTGCCGCCGCTGTCGCCGCCGTGGTTGTGGCCGTTGTAGGTGTCGCGCATGCCCTGCATGGTGCCCGTGGCGTCGCGCACCTGGCCGGCGGCCTCGATGTCGCCGGTGGCGATCACCTTGGGGGTGTTCAGGGTCACGCTGGTGCTGCAGTTGAACACCGCCTGCGGCGCGGTCACCTCCAGCTTGCTGCCAGCCTTCACGGCGATTATCTTGCCGCGCTTGAAGCGGATCTCGTCGCCCTCGTCGGTGTACAGGCACACCTCGCCAGCGGCCAGGCCCTTCGGCCGGTACCGCCGGTCGTCCACCGACAGCGCCACCAGGTGGGCACGGGCACCACCCACGGCCGCCACGATCGCCTCGGCCCCTGGGTGCGGGTGGCTGGTGTAACCGTATTCCTGGAAGCGCTCGGCCCACGCCGGCTCGCCACCCAGCAGCGACACCTGCACGCCCTGCAGCTTCAGGCTGTCGTCCACCAGCTTCAGCACGCCACGGGAGACCAGCAGGCGGATGCGCCGCCACACCGGCCCCATCAGGCGCTGCCAGGTGCGTCTCTGATCAGCCATCACCACCCCCATCCGGCCGGGGTGCCGCTGCTGTCGCTGGGCTCCGGCTCCGGTACCGGCACTGGCTCAAACGCCGCCGGCGGGGCCACGCGCAGCTCGGCGGTGCGCCCCTGGTTGTTCTCGATCAGCTGCACGTCGCTGATCAGCAGCTGCTCGTCCAGGCCCAGATAGGCATCCCGCACCTGCACCAGGTCACCGGGGCGCCATACGCCCTGTTCGTGCCGCCAGGTGCCCACGGTGTAGGTCACACCCCGGCCCTTGGCCCAGCGCATGCGCGACTCCAGCTCGGCCCGCGCCTTGCAGTCGGCCGAATCGGCCGGGGTGTCGCACACGATCAGGGTGGTGCGTGGCGTGCGGATACGGGGGTCGGTCACCTGGGCGGTGGGGCCGGCCGCGTCCTCGCCGTTCCACTGGTCGGTACCCGGGGTCTGTCCTTCCACGATGTAGACGTTGAAGCGGTCCCGATCGCTGAACACCCCGGAGCCCTTGCGGATGTTTCCGCCCAGCTCCAGCGGCGTGCGGATCTCCCGCTGCACCGCGTGCACGATCACGAGGCGGCCCTGGGCGTCGCTCACGATCCGGGCGCCCCGGATCTGCGCGGCCCGCTCGATGGCCTCGGCGATCGGCTGGCCATCCTCCAGGGCGAACTCCCGGAAGGGCTTGGAAGCGCCCACGGTGTCGATCACCTCGATGCCGTAGGGCTCGGCCAGGGTCGTGGCAATCTGCAGCAGCGTCTGGCCATCGAAACGGCGGTCCTTGCCGCTGCAGTCGATCAGGTCCGCCGCCTTGCTCCGGCCGCTGGCTGAAATGGTGTGGCTGGTGGCGTCGTAGTCCGGCAGCACCTCGTCCAGGTAGCCGGTCACCACCAGCTCGTCGCCCACCTTCACGGTGCAGGCTTCGCCAGGCGTCACCGGGCGCACCAGGCCGGACTCGGCCCAGCGCTCGGTCAGGGTCAGCTCGAAGCTGTCGGCGATCTGTTCCAGGGACAGGCGGATGCGGACCTCCTGCCAGCCCTGGTGGCGCTGGCTGCCAATCTGCAGCACTACCGGCTCGCGGTTACTCACTCAGCACCTCCAGCTCGATGCCGCCGCGCAGGGCGCCGGGGTGGCGGGCGTTGTTGCGCACCGTAATCTCGTCCGCGCGGGTGGCGTCGCCGTACAGCCGGTGGGCCACCACCAGCGCCGGCAGCGTCCGCTGCGGGGTGTAGGTGGTCATGCCAGGCAGCGCCACCGCACGGGTGCGCAAGTCGTCGGAGACTTTGGCCCGCAGATCCACCAGGGCGGCATACACCGCGTCGGTGATGGCCTCGTCGGTGGTCATCTGCCGGTCGATCAGCTCCAGGGTGCTGGCACCCGCCGCCTGGGCATCCTGCCGGCTCATCCAGTCGGTGTCCGCCACCAGGCGCGCGGCCGCCAGGGTGGCCGCGCGGCTGTTCAGTTGCCGGGCCGCGATGGTGTTCTGTGCCCGCTGCCGGCGCTCGGGCGTGTCCGCCACGGGCGGGGTCACGCTGTCGCTGCTGGTGCCGGTTTCCAGCAGCAGCCGGGCCGCGCGGGTCGGGGTGCCCGGAGTCAGCAGCACACGGCCACCGCCCTCGTCGTCGCTCTTGCCCAGGACGGTGTTGCCGCTGTAGAGGTCCAGGGCGTTGATCGGGCGCAGCACCGCGTTGCGCAGGCGGTTGAAGCCACCCAGCACGATGCCCACCATGTTCATCGGGGCGCGGATCTGTTCTGCCACCTGGTCGGCGATGCCGCCCACCACGTCCTCGATGCCCTGCATCACGGCCGCCAGATCACGCTCCACCGCCACCAGGGACCAGCCCAGCAGGCCCTCCACGCTCCACTTGTCGGCGAAGTCCTCGGCCAGCGCCTCCTCGAAGGCGTCCGCCGATTGCTGGACCTCCCGTTGGGTGTCCACGGTGGTGGCCGGGAAGGCTTCCTGGCCCGCCTCGGCGAACGTTACCTGGAAGGTGCAGACGCCACCGTCGCGGGTGCTCTCGCTCCAGCGCACGTCGCTGGCCACGGCCGTGACGCTGCCCAGGTACGGGTGCACCAGGGTGGCCGCCCCCGGGGCATCCAGGGCCTGGATCAGGGCATCGCGTTGGCGGTCGTAGTCGTCGCCGGCCACGAACAGCGACAGGCGCCACTCGCGGGCCTTGCGTCCCATGTCCTCGGCATAGGGCCGGTCGCGGCGCGGGTACTCATGGATCAGCCAGCGACGGCCGCCCGTGGTGTCGGAGCGCTCCACGTGGAAGCGCACACCGCGATAGGAGCCCGCCAGTTCCGGGTCGATACGGTCACGCCAGCTCATGTGCTAAGCTCCTGTTCACGCATGAATTAAAAAGGAGGTCATCATGAAAACGAGTGAGAAAGCCGGCGTTGTCGGCATAGTCGCCGGCGTCGCTGCTGGACTCGGCGTTGCATACCTGCTGCCGGACTGGCACTGGGGGTTTTATCTGGCTGCCGGCTTCATCGTTATGGGCATCGTTTCTCAGGGCATCACGCAGTCGGCCGCTACCGATCGCGTCGCGGACGGCGATCTGCCCGCTAAAGACAAGGGCTAAGCTCACGGCGCCACCCCCAGCACACCAGACTCCACATCGAAGTCCATGCCCCCGTTGCGGCGCGCCTCCGCCACGCGGGGCCGCCCCTCAGAATCCACCACGATCCGCAGCTCGCCGCCTACTTCTGCACGTGCCGGCCCCGGCATCGCCGACGGCCGCCCCTCGGTCACCGGGGCACCGCTGGCCACCGGCGCGGCCAGGCCGCTGATCCCCAGGCGGTCCTTCACCCAGTCGGGCATCCACTCCATCAGCCCGGTGATCCGCTCGGACAGCCACCCGGTCAGCTGCGACCACTGGGCGCTGATCCCGTCCCACAGGCCGCCGATCCATTCCTGGCCCAGCTCGGTCAGCGGCCGGGCGCCGAACAGCTCGAACACCGCGTCGATGCCCTGCAGCAGCAGGCTGGCCGGATTGAAGGCCAGCAGGTCCTGGGCGATCTCGCCGATGCCTCGGCTGAAAAACGCCTTGATGCCCTGCCACAGGTTGCTGAACCACTCGGAAATGCCGCCCCAGTTGCGGTAGATCAGGTACACCGCCCCAGCCACCGCCGCCACGCCGGTGATGATCCAGCCGATCGGGGTGGTCAGCAGGGCGAGCGACAGGGCGCGGATGCCGGCAATGGCGGCGGGCACTGCCCGCGCGGCTAGGCCGATCAGGCCTGTACCCATCCTGGCACTCATTGCCCCCGCCAGCAGGGCGGCGCGGCCGAACGCCATCAGGCGCTTACCGCCACTGACAACGCCCCGCCCCATCCAAAGCAATCCCTTGACCACAGTCTTTCCGGCCGTCCAGCCAAAAGCAGCCAACTGAACGGTGGCCAGCACCAGCGATAGCAGGAACTTGCCGGCCATCAGGCCAGCGACCACGCCCAGCAGGTTGCCGTAGCCGCCTACCTGGTCCGCCGCCCAGCTGACAACACCTCCCACCATTTTGACGCCACGCCAGATGTCCCGGATGCCGTCCACAATGTCCTTGGCGATCGCTTCCCGGTTGGCCTGGCCCAAAGCGCCCATTTGTCCGATCCATTCATTGATCGCCGGCAGCAGCTCGCCCACCACCGACGCCTGGATGCCGAACAGCACCGTGCGCAGGTCGCCCATCTGGCGGGTGTACTCGCGGCTGTTCTCGATCTCCTCCTCGGTCAGGATGGCACCCCGGTCCCGGCCGGCCTGCATCATCCGCTCGATCTCCTCGCGGCTGGCCGCCAGCATCTCCACCATCTGCTCGGCGCCCTGGCCGCCGAAGATCTCGTCCATCACCCGCTGGCGCGCGGCGTCGTTCTCCAGGTTGCCCAGGCGCGAACGCACCAGGTCGAACATGGCGGCCGTGTCGCCGCCGGTCTTGCGCAGCTCCTCGACGCCAATGCCCAGCCGCCCGAAGGCTTCCGCCGCCGGGCCGCCGGCGGTGACCACGAACTCGTCCGCCCGCAGGGACAGCTCCTTCAGGCCGTCCACCAGGGCGTCGTTCTGCACGCCGAACTGCTTGCCCACGTACTGCCATTCCTGCAGCCATGTGGTGCCCACGCCCACCCGCTCGGCGGCGTTCTTCACCTCGTTGCCCAGGTCGGTGACCCCCGACACCAGGCGTTCAGTGCCCCAGACGGCGCCGGCGGTGATGCCCCCCATCCACAGCAGCCGTTCGCCCAGGCCCCGGGCGCGCTCCATGACAGTGCCCAGGGACTGGCTCACGCGACGGCCGGAGGCGGCCAGGCGATCCAGCCCGGCCCGCTGCGACAGGCCGGAGAGCGAACGCTGGATGCGGCGAACCGGGCGGGTCACCCGGTCCACCAGCTGCATCACAATGCTGGTTTGCATGTTAGCCATCGCCCTTCATCTCCTCGGCCAGTTGCTCCGCCTGGTGGTACCACCACTCCAGGTCTTCCAGGTCCATCTCCAGCAGCTCCACCGGGTTAAAGCCGGTGAACGCCACCGCCACGACGCGGATCAGCGTTGCCCAGTCCGCGGGGGCCTGGGCAAAAAAGGCTTCATCGCTTCCAGGCACAGCACGATGTCGCGTCCGTCCATCTCGTCACAGGCGTGCGGCGGGATGCCGCCCAGCTTGGCCAGCAGGGCGATGGACTTGCCCATCTCGCCCTGGGCCTGGTCCATGGCCTTCAGGTGCTTGCCCTTCACCTTCTTGGGCAGGGTCAGCACCTCCAGGGTGCGCTCGCCGTCCAGCTTGCTGGCCTTGAAGGTCAGCGGCTCGGAGAGCGCCACCTGGATGGCGTCGCCGGTGTCCTCGATGCGCGCCAGCTCCTCCTCGGTCAGGTCGATGTCGTCGCCGGCGGCGTAGATCGCGTCAATGCTCATGCGTTAAACCCTCTCGCAGGTGCGGGCGGCCATGTTCAGGCGGATCTGGCCCTCGCCGCTGTTCAGTTCTGCCGTCTCGGTCACGAAAGCCCCGGTCAGCATGTAGTCCTGGCCGTTGTCGCACTCGAACAGCACCGTGGCGTCCCGGATCTTGCCCATCTCGATGATGTCCAGCTCCTCGGTGTGCAGAACCGTGGCCTGCAGCGTCGGCGCCACCGGCTCCTCGTTGTAGAAGACGCGCCGGCCGGCCATCTTGGGGGTGCGATTAACACCGCCCGGGTTCAGCGTCGCGCCGCGTTCCGTGGGGAACTCCTGGCCATCCACGCGGATGGTGGCTACCCCTGTGATTCGTCCGCTCATGGGTGTTTACCCTCCTTTTAACGGGTGGTTACCCGCCGCTTATCAGCGGCGGAACTGCGTCTGCTGGGCGTGGACGCGGTACTGGCCGATCAGCATGGGCTGGTCGATCACGTTCAGCCGGCTGGGGTCGTTCGGGTCGATGTTCGCCTGCAGGCTCTCGGAGTAGCCGGCATAGTCGCGCACCCAGCCATAGGCCCCCATCAGCGTCAGCCGGTAGAGGTTCAGCAGCTCGGTGCGGGCCACCTTGGGCGTCATGATCGGCTGGCTTGGGTCGTAGAACTCCCGGTCAACGTCGGCGGCCAGCTTGTGGCGCGGGTACTTCTGCGCGAACAGGCTGATCTGCTCGAAGCGGATGCGCTCCAGGGTCTCCGGCGTGTTGATGTCCAGGTAGCTGTCATCGGCCACGCCGCTGGCGTTCTCCTGGTAGGTCGTGATCTGGCGCTCGATCTGCACGCTGCCGTCGCTGGCCACGGTGTAGGTGGCGATGCCGTCGAACAGCAGCAGGTTGCGCTCGGCGTCGCTCCAGCGCACGTCCTCCGCCGGCGGGATCAGGCCGGGCATGGTCAGCCGCTGCAGCGGCCGCGCCGGGTCGATCGCCAGGGACTTGGCGGCCACGATGGCGTTGGTCGCGGACCACAGCCAGGTGGGGCTCGGCGCCAGGTTGGTGCCCATGATGGTCACGTGCGGCGAATTGCGGCCGTTGCCCAGGGTCGCGGTGGCGCTGTGATTGCCCCGGAAGGCAGCAAACGCACGGCCACCGATCTGGCGCATGGGGCCGTAGCGGTCGGACAGCTCCGCCTCGATCGCGTCCAGGCTGGTGGCGTCGGTGTACGGCAGGCTGACCCAGTTCCACCACTCGCTGCCCATGGCCGCGATCACCGGGTCCAGGTCGGGGTTCACCGCGCCGCCGGTCGGCTGCGCGTAGGTCAGGCCCAGGCCACCGGGGCGCTGCTCGCCCTTCACGCTGTCGCGCAGGTCGATGTCGTTGCCGGTCTCACCGCCCCAGCGGCAAGTCAGATTGACCTTGCTGGTGGTCACACCATCCACCGCCGCCGTTACCGGCACCCGATCATCGGCGTTTACCGCGTCGATGATGGCCTGGGCCACCGCGTCGGGCGTGTCGCCGCCGGCCATCTCGACCCACACGCGCCGGCCGGCGATGTACAAGGCCAGGGGACGGGTCTCGGTCGGGCTGTCGGTCACCTCGATGGCGCCCTCGGCGGCCACGGCCGTCGCGGCATCCTCCAGGGCGATCGCCCAGGTCTCGGTGTACAGGTCCACCTCTTTGATGGCGCGCATCATCTCGGCCAGCATGGAGCCCCGGCCGAACAGCTCGTCGGCCTGTTCCTTGCTGGTCACGCGCACCAGGCTGTTGGGGTCCTGGGTGCCGGTGGCCAGCTTCTGGCCGATCACCAGCAGCTTGCCCATGAACACCGCGTTGCCCGCCAGGCGGTTGTCGAACTCGATATACCAGCCCGGCACCCGCAGGGCGGACGGGATCTCGTTAAATACGGTCGCACTGATCGCCATCAGTCAGCCTCCTTTTGCTTGGCGGCTTCGCCCTGGGGCTTGGCCTTGGTTTTCGCCGGCGGCTTGGCCTCGACGATCGAGCCTTCCGCCTTACGGCGCGCCCAGTGCCCGCTCCAGTCCACCCAGGCTCCCTCGGCGGGCAGCGGGCGGCCGTTTTGCGGCTGGCGCACCACCAGGCCCTCGCGGGCCGGTTTGATGTATCGCTTGGTCACGGTCATGTCTCCTCGTTACCCGTGGGAATCTCGGTGTAGCTCTCGGTCACCGGGCCTTCGCCCACCTCATGGGTGGCGCTGTAGATGGCAAAGTCGGCCAGGTCGGCCAGGTCGCGCGGCGCCGGGAAGGCCATCTCCAGCCCGAACGCCATTTCGTAGACGGCCACGCCCTTGCGCTGGGCGCTGGCCGGGGTCAGCACCCGCAGCCCGTCGAACCGCAGGCTGCCCAACTGGGCGGCCGGCTGCTGGTCCAGGGTGGGCACCACCCGCTCCACGATCTCGTAGGCGCCGATCTGGCGGCTGTTGCCGCGCTGGCGCTCCCGGCCCCCGCTGGCATGGCTGGTCACCGCGTACACCAGGAAGCGGGCGGACAGACGGCCACGGCCCCGGCCGGGGTTGCCGCCGTCGAAGTACACCCACACGCCCGGCATCTTGCGAAAGGCCAGCGCCAGGGCGTCCTGGTCCCAGGGGCCGGGCAGGGTCTCGACGGTCTGCACCGTCTGGCCCAGGGCATCCTGGATGGCGGCGACGATGGCGTCCTCGGCGGCGGCAATCATCAGTACCCCCGCAGCGTGTCGTTATCGAAGGTCCGGCCGGAGCCGGTCACCACCTTGGGTTCGGCGCTAGCCGGCGGCGGCGTGTCCAGGGGCAGGTTGATCTCGCCCCGGGCGATCGCCTTCAGCCTGGCCACCGCGTCCTCGTAGCGCTGGCGCGCCTGCTCGGTGCTCACGCCCTTCTGCAGGCGGTACCGGGCGATGTCCGTGCACAGCAGCGACAGCAGGCGGGGTGTGTCAGTCACCGGCAGGCGGTAGCGGGCCGCCAGGTAGCCGTCGATCTCGGCCGTGGCGTCCGTCAGGGCCTGCTCGGCCATGGCGTTGTCCACCGCCCCGGTGTGCTCCAGGTCGGTCAGCTCCACGATCTCGGTCTCGCCGAATCGCTCGATCAGATCGGCTACGCTGGCGTACATCGCTTACCCCTTGGCCTTGGTGGTGGGCTTGGCGCCACCCTTGCGGGCCGCCGGCTTGGCCTCGGCCTTGGCCGGGGCGTCATCCTTGGCAGGCTCGTCGGTCTTGCCCTGGTCGGCCTCGGTGGTCTCGTCCTTGGCGGCTTCCTCGGCGTCCTGCGGCGCCTGGGTCGCTTGCGCTTCCTGGGCCTTCTCGCCCTGGGCGTCGGTCGCGTCCGCCGCTCCCTCGGTCTGGCTCGCCTCGCTGCCGGTCGGGTCATCGTCCTGGCCTCCTTCGCTCTCGGATGCCTCGCGCACATCGCGAATCACACCCTTGCGGGCCAGGCGGTCGATCTCCTCGGCGTCCTGCTCGACGTCCAGCTCCACCTCGGCGGGCGGCTTGTGCGTCTTGCCGTTGCGGCGCAGCGGCTCGGTCACTGGGAATTTCATGCTCACCTCGTCATGGTTGCGGCCCGCCGGAGCGGGCCGTCAGTGGATTACAGCGCGGCCACGTCCTGGATCAGGAAGCCGGACTCGATGCCGGAGAGCACCGGCGAACGCTCGTAGGTCACCGGATAGATCCAGCTCTTGGCGTTGCGCTCGTTGTAGGGCTCCTCGACGATCGGGTGGCCTTCCAGGGTGTAGGTGTACCCGAAGGACGGCTCCGCCCGGGAACTGACCTGCTCGGGCACGTAGGCCAGCACGGCCGCATTACCCCAGGCGTCCACCATCTGGTCGCTGCCTTCGTTCATGTACACCGCCTCGCCGATCACGATGCGGCGCAGGTTGAACAGCCGGGCCAGCATCTCGACGGTGATGGAATCGCTGGAGGTGTACTTGAAGCGCTCCAGGATCTTCGGGTGCTCGCACAGGGCGTTGAAGCCGGCCGCCGGGATCTCCAGCGTGTTGGGCCGGATGCCGATGATCGAGCGCACCGCCTCGCGGTACTCGCGGATCTGCTTGGCCGGGTCGGAGTTGGGATCGGTCCACTGGTCGGTACCGGCCAGGGTGATCTTGTTGTTGACGCTGTAGTTCGCCGGGTTGGTGGCGATCTCGGCCTGCTCGATCTCCAGCGAGAGCGACATGATGTTCATGGTCTCGTTGGTCGCCTGGGTGCCCAGGTCGATGCCGGGCACCTGGTTGGCGTCCTGCATGTGCTCCCAGGGCACTTGGCCCTCCAGGGCGTCCTGCACCAGGGCAAAGGGCTTGCCCTCGTAGCCGAACTGCACGCGCTTGGTGTTGGAGCCAGGCGCACGGCGGGTCTTGTAGCGCTTGAAGCTCTCCCGGCCGAACTCGATGATCTGCCCGCCGCGCTGCTTCACCGGCACACGGGGGAACAGGGCGAAGCCCACGCGCTCGGGGTGTCGATACCCCTGGGCGACGTTGGACAGAATCGGATCAATGACCCGGACCTGCTGGTTATTCATAGGCATGGTTTAACGTCTCCTTAAATCGCGTTTACGCGCCGCTTACTTGACTTGACCAGCAGCACTTCGATGAACTCTCCGGCGCCGGCCGCCGAATCCAGGGCGTGCGCCGCCACCACCTCGCCACCCACGGCGGGGTTGGTGATAGCCAGACCGGTGGCGTCGGACACCACCTCGTCGCCCACGGCGATCGCGCCGGCGGTTTCCACCACCGTGGTGCCCAGGGCATCCACGGCCAGGTCCTGGCCGTCGGCGGCGTCAAAGGTGGCGACCCCCAGGGCCTTGCCGCCGGAGGCGGACACCTGGGCGCCGTCGTAGCCCACGAAACGGTGGGCGCTGACCGCGCCGGCTGCGGAGACGGTCAGGGTCAATACAGGGATCTTCTGGCTCATGCGGCACCTCCTCGCTGGACGGCGCGCACGGCCGTCACGTAGTCACACTCGTTACGCTCCTGGTACGCCAGTGCCTGGCGGTGCAGGCGCACCTTGTCCGGGTCGGCCTGGTAGCCTTCCGGGGTCTCAAAGCTGTCGGCGGCGGCATCGTCGCCACCGGCGCCGGCACGCTCGCTGTAGTCCACGGCCTGGGGCAGCTCCTTCAGGAACTCCTCCAGGAAGGCGCGGCCGGTGGTCTTCACCTTGCTGTCGCCCTCGCCGAACTCCAGCGCGCCTTCGGCGTCCTGGTTGGCCATGAACGCCACCAGGCCGTCGCGGTGCTTGGGCAGCACGCGGCCCTCGGTCACCAGCTGGTCGACCATCTTGGCGCTGGCCTCGGCCTGCTGTTGGCGGGTGCGCTCAGCGAACGCCGCCTCCTGCTCCTTGATGCGGTTCTCCCGCGCCTCGATTTCCTGGCGCTGGCGCTCCAGTTCTTGTTTGTCCACGTCGGTCACCTCCTGGGTGGTCTTTGGTTGCGGTTTGGCGGGCGCGGCGGCCTCGCTGTAGGCGGGCGAATCCGGCACCTCCAGGTGCTCGATCTCCCAGTCGGGCAGTACCTGGTCGGCGGCCTCGCGGCCTTTCTCGCCGATCAGGTGCTCGCGCAGGCTGCGGAACAGACGCTGCACCACCCCCGCGCGCACCTCGCCGAACTCCAGCTCCACCACGTCGGTGTCACCGTCGGCGAACTCGATCTGCTTCAGGCCCTTGATGGCCGGCGGCTGGGCACCCAGAAAGCCCACATGGCGCAGGTAATACACGCCGGGCTTGGGGTTGGCGGGGGAATCGGGGCGGTAGAAGCTCGCGGACACCTTCTTGAAGCGTCCAGCCTCCACCAGCTCGGCGAACTGCGGCTCCACCTGGTCGGGCTCGGCCTCCAGGCTCTCGCCGTAGTTCAGCGATTTGACCCAGCCATAGGCGGGGTGGTCATGGCTGGGGTGGCCCACGACGATGGGCGCTTCATGGAGCGCCGGGTCGTAGGCTTGGGCGGATGCACGCAGCTCCGCCTCGGTAAAACCGATGGTCTCGCCGGACATTGCGGTGTGCTTGCCCGGCCGGAAAATTTCGATGCGCTGCATAGCGGCCTCCCGTGTTCGTGGAGGCCAGTATCAGCAGGATCGCCGGAGGCAATAAGGTGTAGGACTTCAGCAGTCAGGGAGGGGTGGCAGAGGTGCCGGAAAAGAGGCGCGGACGCGCGCGGACCATGTAATCACCAGACGGGGCCGCTGGCAAGTTGTTTAAGACCCGTTTAACGGCTCGCACAGCGGTTTAAAAACTTTTGGGCGGGCCTACGTTGCGCCCAGCCCTTAGAACGGCTCTGAGGGGCCTTACAGGACGTTCCCGCTATCGGGCCGTTTCGGGCAGCGTGTGCCGGGTCAGGATGGCGTCGATCGCGCGGCGGTCATCCCGGGACAGACCCAGGTACGGGCGCGCCGGAATCTCCACCTGCTTGACCAGGGCGAAGGCGCCACCGGAGCGGCCGATCGCCAGCGCCGGCGCCCGCTTGGCCCGAATGATACCGCCCAGCTGGTGAATGGCGCCATAGATCTTGTTGGTGCCCTGTTCCAGGGAGTCGTTGCCCACCTGGTAGTGGATGGAGCCGCGCAGGCCGCTGCCGCCGCTCTCGGTCAGGATCTGGTCGTTGCGCTTGTTGGCCTTGGTGAACTCCGACAGCGGCTCCCAGGGGTTGCCCTCGGGGTCGGTCTCGGTGCGGAAACGCTCCTCCACGGAGCCCTGCAGGTGCTCGCCGATCTCCATCAGCGCCGGGCGCAGGCTGCCCATGTTGCGCACGATCTGGTCCAGCACGTCGCTGGTCACCTGGTCGCGGATCTCCGCCTTCAGTTCGATGCCGGCCATGGTTACAGGTCCTCCGGGTCTTCGCGCAGGCGCGTGCGGATCTCGGCCATCATCGCGGTGGCCAGGGCGTCGGGCAGCTTGTCGCGCTTGCGCTCCACACTCTCGCGGGTGCGCTCGGCCACGCTGCGCCCGGGCGGGTAGTTGAAGCCCGGGTCCACACCGGCCGGCACGTCCTCCTGGCGGGCGCCGGTCGGGTCCTGCCAGGGCTCCCGCTGCACGGTCGGCGCGTTGTCCGGGCCGTCCTTGCCCAGGCGCTCCAGGTCATCACGGCTCACCGCCACCACCTTGCAGCTGCAGCCCCAGCCATTGGGCGGGTAGTGCTCGTTCCACCAGGGGTCGTCGGCGCGCAGCACCAGGCCGTCCCACGCCAGGTGTTCGGGCCGGGGGTCGGCGCTGCCGCCGTGCAGGTAGCGCCAGTACGGGCGCACCCGCAGCAGGTCCGGGTCGGTCAGCTGGGCGTGCCGGCCGGCGGCGTAGGCGGTGCGCAGGTTGGTCTCGTAGATCACCCGCGTGCGCCAGCCGCGCCCGCCCCGGTATTCCCAGCCGGTGCGCTCCACGGTCTCGTCGAAGCGCTCGCGGAACTGC